ATCAGCTCTAACTCTTCGTCTAATATTTTCATTAGTTTGAACCCCTTCGCACTACATCAATGTAGTTAACTAACTTTTCTACGTGTGTTCTAAGGTTATTGTGATCATCAAGAATATTTTTAGCAAAATCTAAAACTTCTTGTAAATCACGGTTAAGTTGTGCGTGATGCATGTGACTATATTCCAAGTCTTTTGGTTCCGTTTCTTTTTTCATCAAGACCTCCGTTTTGGTTAGGGGGCCAGTATACACACATAAAATACCCATATTCAACTTGTTTTACCCAAAAAAATCGTATAAATTTACATTTTTTCGGGAGACACAACATATGGCGGGTAGACCAGCTAAATGGCCACAAGAACTTGTGGATAAGGTTAGACAAGCGAGAAACGTAGAGAACCGCAAAGTTGATTGGATTGCGGAAAAATATGGTGTACCCATAGATACGGTGCGAGACTGGGTATATCGAGGAAAGCGAGCTACGCCATATGAAGAAGCCCGACAGTGAGTACCGGTGTTCTAGATGTAAGGAAATGTTTTCCTTAGAGCCAATTATCTACCAGTTCTTGGTTGAATCCGAGGCGCAAGTAGAGTCTATCCTGTGTTATGCGTGCCTGGGACAGGTAGAAATGGTTAATGGCGATCTTGAGTTTCCAATTTATCATTGAGCCGGTAGGCAAGGTCTACCAGCTCTTTTAGTTCCGCTACGCTCTCATTAAATTTATCGATAGCTTCAAAGACTTTGTCCGCCTCTTCTTCGGTAAACTCAACTGTTACTTTTGTTCCCAACTGGAATCGCCTCGTTTGGTCGGTTGGCCTCGTGCTTCACGCCTAGTAGTGCTTGCCACATTTGAAGTTTCTTGACGTCGTCGGCGTTAGCCGCGCCTTTTTCCTGGATTTGTTGCTCTACTTTTTCAAAGGCTTGTTTAAACTTTTGTTCAATCGTGAGCATTATAATAATCCTTGACCGAAAAGACGGTGTCTTCTTCTTTTGGATCGGGTTTATTCTTCTCTCGGTGTTCGATTAAACGATCCTTAATGTAGCGTCGGTCTCTATCCGAAAGGTTTTCGTTTTTCCACGCTTCAAATACCACGCGCAGTTGGCCGCTAATGGTGCGTCCCTCCACGTCAGCAATGACTACGATCTCTTCGTAGACGTCTTTTGGGAGTAAGACGCTTTTCCACTTGTTTGTATCCATCGGTTTCTCCAAGGCTAATATCTGCGATTATATAAGATTAATCGACAGATTCAAAATCTCCCCAGTTTGGGCCCATTTCAATATCGCACTTGTTCGGGACCACCAGCGGTATGGCGTTTTTCATGGTTTCAGACAGCTCACGAGCCTGTTCCACGGACTTTACGCTGAAAGCCAACTCATCATGTACCTGGAGCAAAGGCACCGTACCGGCCTTGTAGACGTCCACCATGGCCTTTTTGGTCATATCGGCCGCTGCGGCCTGGATTAAACGGTTAAGTGATTTATAGGTGTACGCCCTGCGAAGACGGGTCGTGGGCCCATATTCGTTTATTGCGTACTGGTAAGGCAAAGCCTTGTTCATTTCAAAGTCGTCCGGTTCCCATAAATCAAACCGGCACTTACGGCCTCCCAGGGAGCGTATGGAGCCGCTAGAGCGTTTATCGTCCAGGGAGCGTTGTACCCCTTGCATCAACCCTCGAACGAACGGCACGCGGTCGTGGTACTGTTTGGTAAGCTCCTTGGCCTCCGGCAGGGTGATGTCTAGCTGCTGCGACAGTTTATTGACGCCCATCCCATACATCATCGCCAAATTTATGACTTTCGCCTGTTTGCGGGGGATTTCCGCCATGTCGGCAACCATGCTGTGAAAATCCATGTTCGGGTTTTCGTTGTAGGCTTCGACAAACTCTTTGACGCCCGGCAGGTCCATGTTCTTGTACTCCGAGAATGCGTGCGCGTAGTGCGTCAGTATGCGTGGCTCCTGTTGACTGAAGTCTATTGCAGCCCACTGCTCGCCTTCTTCCGGTAAAAATAATCTACGGATCATAGGCCCTAGTTCCGGGTCGCGGGCCGGGATTTGTTGAAGGTTTGGGTTGCTCATTGATAGACGGCCGGAAACGGTGCCCCCGCTGTCTGAGCGCAGTTGGTTGATATGCCCATGCACACGGCCATCCCTACCCACAAACTTCAATATGGAATCTATGAAAGTGCCCTGTATTTTGTTCAGGTTACGCGCTTCCATGATTAACTTAGCCAGTTCGGAGGGGTGTTCCGACAGAAACGCTTTAGTGAAGCTAGGCGCGCCTTTTTCTGTCCTTGCGTATTTAATGTTCTGCTTGTCAAACGCCTTAGCGATAGAAGCAGCCGCCCAGATTTCCACATCAGAGCCGTTGATTTCCTTGAGCCGTTTACGGGCGGCCTTCTCACGTTTTAAAAGTTCTTGTTTGGTGCGCTCCGCCTGGTCGGTATCGACTCGGATGCCCCTGTATGTCATGTCCACGAGGCACGGCAGCAGGTCCGTTTCCAATTCCCAGATTTGCCATAGGTCCTCTCGGTTCAATATGGTCTTGAGATGTGACCAAAGCTCTAAGGTAATTTCGGCGTCAACCTCCGCGTAAGGCCCCACATACATCGCGGGCAGCTTCCACATCTCACCCTTGGGGTCCACGCCAAACTCGCGTGCTGCTTCTGTCAGGGTCTTCTCAGACTTGGTCTTGCCCAGGTAGTCGTAACACAGGGCGTTCAGGCTGTAGGAAAATCGGTTCTCGTCTACAAGCGCAGCGGTCATCATCGTGTCGATCACACGGCCTTTAACCTCAAAACCCATCGCACGTATCCAGCCCAGGTCATATTGAGCGTTGTGCATGATCTTGTCTGCCGGAGACTCAAACACCTTTTTTAAATATTTATTGATGATGCGCTGGTCCATGTTGCCGCCACCCAGGTGACCTACAGGGAAGTAACCCTTCCACCCCGGAACAGCTATGGCATAGCCCACCACCTCGCCGTTCTTTGTAGCCCACCCCGGGCCGTTCGACTTGATGTGTGGGTCGCGTGTCTCAACGTCAATTGCTATTTCTTTGGCGTTTAAAATTTCTTCTGGAAAAGGATGCTCTGGGGGCAGCCAATCTGTCTTCTGAGCGAACATCGCCATCTGTAAGTTACCGGGCATTTTCTTTTGCTCTCCAAATAGTTTCTCGGCCTATGGCTTTACTAAAGTGTGTGCAGTGTTGGCAGTACCAACCTTTCCTCACGTTGTTTTCCACATCCACAACGGCTGTGGCGGTGTTACCGCAGGCATCGCATTTGTTGTAGTACAAAGGGTCAAGTTCGTCTTTTTTCATAAGTTGTAAGCTCTTTCATAATTCTCAGGATCGACGATAAATAAATTTTCTATTGTTCTAGTGACACCAACATAAAACACGCGGTGCAAATCGTCAGCAGGGGTTCGTAAGGCAGCGGGGCTCAGATCAAGTAACAGAACGACGTTCTCTGCCTCTCCCCCCTTTGTGCCGTGGATCGTGGACAATTTGATACGGGGTAATGCATTAAACTTTTCTCCTCGTCTCAATAAAGATGTGATGTAAGCACGGTCTACCGCAGGAATTTTGTCCATTGCGACATGCCATATCATGCTGTCATCAGCGATTAGACCGTGTTCTTTCTGCAATAGTTCAAGAGTGAATAACTGATCGTCAGGAGCCACTATCTTTTTCTTGCCACGTGCGACGCGCACGCCGTTGCCGGACATGTAGCTATATATTGTTTCGGCGGTCTTGAGGGACACCGGGCGTCCTTTACGCATGGACTCCCATCCGTTTACAGCCACGGACAAACGCTCAGAGATGGACCGTGAGCCGTTACGCTCAAACAAGTAACCGCCACTCTTGAGCTGCTCTGCAAGGGGCGACAGCATGTAGTTTGCCTGTGCCATTACCAGCCATTCGCCGTCCGACATATCCAACTCTTCTAGACTGGTCAGTCTTCTAACGCTGCCTTCTTGAGGCTTAGGGTTATATTTTTTTGGGAAACGTCTATGGATTCTCGAAACAATACTTTCTGCAAGTCGATGGACGGCTTGCGGGATTCGATAGGATTGTTCCAAAACCTCACTTCCGCCGGGCAGGTTGATGAACTGATCAACATCTGCACCTGCCCATCTATAGATAGCTTGATCGTCGTCTCCGGCGCAGTACATGCGTTCTGCTTTTTTGTCGATGGCATGAGCGATATCCCACTGTAGTGGTGACAAGTCCTGCGCTTCATCTAAGAAACAAAGCTTGAAGTGAGGA